CCATCAACTTATTCCGACCTGCCCGTTGAACTTGCACGGCGTACTGACCGCCCCGTTGAATAGTCGGCTGAATGCCAGGAACTGCGTCTCCCAACCCTTGTACTTGTACTCGTTCTTTAGCCATTATGCTACTGTTGGTGTTGATGGTGTAGACGGGGGGTTCATGCTTTGAATCTGTAATCGCCCCCTGTGCATACTCATACCGGTTTGAATGCCTTGCATAGCAATAGCTAAAGGATTCGGTCTGTTGATTGGTTGGTTAATTCCGATCTGACGCTGCATTGTTGCAAACCCTGCTTGTTCAAGACCCATAGCTGTAGACACTCCACCAAGTTCTTGTTGGCGTAATAACGCACTGCGATACCCAGCTTCCTGTCTCATATAATCGTCCATCAACGCTTGTACAGATGCACCTGCTACACCAGCTTCTCCAGCAGATACTCTAGCTCTAGCAAGTGCTGCTTGTGATTTACGACTTACTTGTTCAAGTTCCCGTCCGACTGCCTCTTGCTCTTGTGCTTGACGCATACGAAGAGAAGTTTGTTCTTGGAGGAATCGTTGACGTTCAGCTGCTGCTGCTTGTGCTTGATGGCGTTGCTGTGCCTTAGCTTGCTGACGCTGACCTACATATTGAGCTAATGAAGAGCCTACAGCTACTGCTATTGATACTGGATCACACATATCTTTACTTCCTCTCTAATATAAATGACAGATAGCCGTCCAAGTGACAATCGTTAAACTCAGCTCCCAACCACTTCAACCACCTATAACTCAACGTGTTACTCTTCATAACAAAGTTAGTGAGATAATCAAAGCCATCCATCAAATCCATCATGCGTTCCTTGGAGTGCTTTAAAAAGAACTTCTTTATCTTTGGTAACCGTCGTGTACCTAATAACCAAGCACTTCCGATATTAGTACCTTCGATAGGAGCCACACCAAATGAACAGTACAGATAGTTGTGATCGTCTTTCACACTGTAACACTTTGTACTACAAGCGTAAGACATATACACGGCATCTCGTGGGTGGTTCATAAGTCCAAGGATCTCTAACATATCTTCCTCCCGCAGGTCTTCGTACAGATCAGGAGCGTCCATATCAAGTTGTGCTTCATCTATTCTAAGCTCCATATCTTCTACTCCTTGGTATCATCATGGACTCAAACTCTGCGGCTAATAACTTACAAGGTAGTGCAGAACTGCTCTTTACTTCGATGGTTGCTTCTTCTGGCTGTGCTTGTACAGAGAATCTAAAGTGACCACTCTGCGGGGTAAAACTGTTAAGTGTTAAGTCAGCCCCAAGGATGTCAGGATTGTAGACGTAGGTATACTTATCTCTGAACTTAGGAGTTACTTCCACAACAAAGTGTCCGGTATCTGCATAGTTCAAGCTACCACTACGGATTGTTTGGAAAGTGTAATCAGATGCACTACGTCCTCCTCTTTCTGTTGGTTGCTTCAGCGTTTGATCGGAGAACCTGTACAACATATTGTACGGGATACCTGCAAAGAATGGAACGGATGTTATATCACCACTCACTGTACCTGCTGTAGCTGATGTCCTAGTGAATGCGTACTTGTGTCCAGCTTTACTGTATATCTCTACACCTGTAGGATCGTAAGGAAACCCACTGATTGTAGTAACACCACCGCTAAAGCTGGTACTCAATATATTCCTAGTATCTTCACTGTCTATACGACTATCCAACAATATAGAGTAAGTAAGATCAGTATCCTGTAGATCATTCTCCATAGGTAGTACCTCTAAGAATGTATCTGTGGTATCTTTTGTTATAACGTACAGATCGGACTCTATGAAGCCCATGCTTACAATCTCTCTACCGAATGTAAACTTCTGCCAGGCACTTTGTACCTTCTCCTTATTCTGCCAAAAGAACTTATACACAAACATCTCAGTACGATTGCCGTTTACCAAGCACAGCAAATTCTCAGTGGCTGATCCTGTCATCAGTTCGATACGGGATGGTACATAAGTAGGTACTTGTGCAGTGATCTCAGCAGCGTCAAAGATATTAGCATCGTTATCTACGTAGTATTCTGTAACACCTTCGTAGTTATTCCTACGGAAGTTAAAGTATACATAGTTGTTAAGCACCAACGGTTTGATAGTATCTGATGAATCGTACTCTGTAGCTGGTGTAATACTTACCGTCTTAGGTGTTAACAAATCTGTACCACGTAGTACGAACTGTGTACTGTTGGAAAAGATAAGAAGCTTCTCTTGGAACGGTACAGCGTGTTGTAAGATAGCTACCTTTGTGTGTGCTACTCCTACATCGATAGGAGCAGAGTCCAACAACGATAACACAGTGGTCCTCCAAAAGTTAAAGTACTCATCCGCTTCAGAGAATACAATACTGCTATCTGTGAGTAGACCCAATCTGTTCTTAAAGAAGAAGATGTCGTTTACTTTACTGCCAACAAATGTAGGAGCAGGATTCGTGTCGTCATCTCCCGCCAATCTATTTCCCCAAGTTGCTGTGTCTAATGTCCAAGTATTAAAAGTAGTGTCATCAGGTTTAAGTTGTAACGGCATGGTGGTAGCGTTGATGCTTACCTTTATTCCTTCAGCCGCTCCTACCCAACCAACAGTCTCCACCCATGTGCCCTCACCAAAGTCATTACCGTCTTTCGTTTGGAACTCCACATAGTAATCATCTTGTACAAGCTCCGCATCTCCCTTTACCTTCACTCTAAAACCGTTAAATGCTTTAGCTGGGAGATCCGTGATGTTTGATACTTCTTTATATACCAGTCCTAAACCTTGGTCCGCTAATCCGTCGTTTGTATGTATTATAAAGTCTTCAGTAGCTGTAAGTTTTATAACAGCATCTTCCCGAACTACCGTACCGTTGAATGCAGAGACTGTTCCTAATACAGCTGTTGCTGTTGCTACATTACCTCCGGATGGTGGATTAGCTATAGTTATAGTAGGAGCCGACGAATAGTTACTACCACCGTTGGTTATAATAATAGCTGTCACATTACCTCCTGTACTAACCGCAGCAATAGCAGTAGCCCCGGAACCACCTCCACCAGTGATAGTAACAGCTGGAGGATTAGCGGGGTCGTAGTTGTTACCAGCGTGTGTAACGGTAGCAGAAGCTACATAATCAGCATTACCTCCGTTGTTTAATATGTCGTAGAGTTGTGTAGCTATAGTAATAGTATCAGCATCGCTACCGCCATTCGCTACTCCGTCTCCACTAAGAATATCAAAACTCTGTTCTACATCATCACTCGTATCAAACTCACCGTCTGGTCCTGCAAAGATAGTGTGTACAGCATATTGCTTATCGTAATCTCCCAACTTAACAAATACTAAAGCTTCGTAAGGAAGTGTAGAACTAAGTGTACTGCCTAACGATACTGTCTGTTGTTTATTTGCTATGAATGTATAGTCAGCTACAGTTAATGCTTTAACATCAGTACGAGGAGTTGTTATACCATTTAAGTAAGTCTGTGCATTAGCTGATATAGATACTGTCTTTTCTGTGCCGTCACTCAGATCAAATAAAGATACATCGTTGTTCTGTATAACAGCAGCGAACTGATTGTCGTCGTCTCTATTGATGTACTGTACATAAGCATCGTTGCTAATAGCAGAGGTAAATAGCTTATGGATGTGTCGTGTATTAGGTCTCTTTACCAACCCCTCAACAACAGTAGCCCAAGCATTTACTTGCTCATCACACTGTCCAGGATAACGAAGATTATCAGGCTGCTGCGATACGCCCTGTGCTAGGTTAGGTACACTGTTTACTAACAGAGGCATCTCTTATCTGTCTAATACTCTTAGTACGCTGTAGTGGTCAAAGATAGTTCTGTCAGCATTCTCAGAGTCACTATCAATCGCCCGTGCTTTCGCTTCGATCTCGTCCCGCAAAGCAAAGCCTTCGATCTCTCTGCTGCCTAAGAATCGATTAGCAAAGATACGAGCTGCTTTAACTGTGATGTAGTGACGGAACTGCTCAGGCATATCTGTAAATGCTAACTCAAAAGTAATAGAGGCTTTAACCTCTTTGGTCCATACATCCGTGTGATTCTTTCTGTCGTATAACAAAAGTCCACGTTGTACTGGATCACTGTCTGTATAAATTTCTGGGTCTAAGTCTACCCGAAGCGTATTGCTCGGTAAGTTAATCTTAGAAGTGGAAGCATCAGGAGTAAGTACGTACTCGTGCTCCGTATTAAAGTGCCAACCCTCTGACTGTATAGCTTTACTGGTTTCGTCGAGGACTGCTTCTGCTTGAACGACTGTTACGGGAACTGCTGTACCTCCTAGTGTATTAACCGGGGCTTCCCCGATAACACTAATCATTGTATTTACTGCATTTAGTTTAGTCGTTAAAGCCATGATGTTCTATAAAGTAAATAATCAGTGGAGGGGAGCGGAACGAATCACAGACCTCCCCAACACCGAGAGAAAACAAGTTATGCGATCAATTCGATAGCACACTCAGGACGGAGAACTCCGTGACCCATAGCATACTTCGCAACAAAAAGCGTACCTTGACGCTCGATCTGATACTCCGATTCGGTAGCAAGATCAAGCAGTTTAACAGTTCCTACAGCAGCAGAATGAGAAACAATACCTTTAGTGTTGGTGAAGTTTCCGTTGTATCCGATACCGTTACCGCCAAACACATCGTTGTTAGACTCACCGTCGCCAGTAGAAGTACCGCTGAGGTCAGTTGATGGGATGTGGTTGGACTTGAAGAGGCTGATACCAGCGATTTGTGGTACGTTACCAGCAGCAAGACTACCAGCTCCACCGATGTCTTTGTTGATAGCGGAAGTAAGGCTGAAACCGTTAGAGTCGTCAGCACCAGTTACTAATCTGTAGTACTCTTGAGGACGAAGAACGCAGAAACGACCGTCACTAGGAACGTCGTGTTCATCCATACGTTGAGCAGCACTGAACAAAGCAGCAACCAACTCAGCACCTGATGGATCAGTAACGTCTGGGTTAGCGTCTCCAAAGTTTACGAATGAGTTAGTGCTGATGTCGAGGATGCTTCCGCCTTTACCAACTTGACTCAAGTTAGCTCCGGTACGAGCAGCAGCGATGAACACTTTAGCAAGAGCAGTGTCGAAACGAACAGCAAGTGCTTTACCCAACTCGTTAGCGTATACTGAACGAATGTCGTAGTGATTCTTTACAT